CGACAAACCTGGAATTCGGGTGCATGGAATACCTTTGCGCCCGTTGACGCAACAGGTAATGGCCTCACGTCATCTCTGGGTTCGTTAACGCTTACGGGCGATTGTAACATTACGCTTACTGGTGTAGGAACTACCTCTACTATAGGCACTGCTGTTGGCACGGGTGGACAAACTTTAACTGCTGTTGGTCAACAAATTACTTCTGCTCTTGGAACAGAAACTGTTACAGGATCTTCAACTCACACTGTTACTGGTGTAGGAACTACAGCATCACTTGGTGATGAGACTGTTGCTACTTTATTTCAATCAGGTTGGGATAGAGGTGTTGCAGGTGATAGTGGTGTTACTATTGGGTGGAATGATAATCTTTGGAATGTAACTGCTCAATCTTATGCTCTTACAGGAGTACAAGGATCAACAGCAACTGGTTCACCAACAGTAAACATTTCTGTTGCTCCAACTATTACAGGTGTTGGTTTAACATCTTCTGTTAACACTCCGGGTACATCAATCTTTGTTACTGGTGTTAGTTCAACATCATCTATTGGAACATTCTCTATATCAGGAGATTCACAATTAACTGTTGTAGCCGCAAGTGAACCAGAAATGGATGCACTTACTGGAAGCGTATCTGTAACTATAGGTAAAACAGCTTTTCCATCAGGAAATGTTATTACCTCAAGTCTTGGTACAGAAGTTGTATCAGGTGATTGTAATGTAACTGCAACAGGTATTGCTATAACAGGTAGTCTTGGCACAGAAACTGTTTCAGGCTCTGCTTCTGTTAGTGCAGATGGAACTAATACTCAAGGGTCAACTCAAATTGGAACTGTCGTAGCAACTGCTGGCGCAACAGTCACTTTAACAGGTATTTCAATGACTTCCGCTATGGGAGATGCTTCACAATCAAGTGTATATGAGGCACCAAGTGTTGCTGCAACATTAAGCACTGGAACATTACAGATTCGAATAGATGTTAGCTTTACACTGACTGGAGTTTCTGCTACAAGTAGTACAGGTAATTTACAAGGAACCTTCTGGTCCCAAGTAGATGATTCTAACTCAGCCATAAGTTGGACAGAAGTTCATCAAGCTGCATAAAAAAGTTTTGACAAACTTTGAAATAATAACTAAAACTTTATTAGGAGATTAAATGAGTTCAACTTATTCAACTGGCTTACGAATAGAGCTACAAGCATCAGGAG